GGATTGCAAGTGTCGCTCTGATAATACTGGTTATCGCAACAATCCTATTATTCCTACAATGAGCGCGGCGATGGAAACGAGCAGCGTTAACAGACTGATAAAAAAGGTGGCGATATCTCGCTTGTTTCGTTTTGATTGCGCAGCATCATTCGCCCGTTGCCTTAGGTTCTGCTCCTCAAGAAGTGTGGAGATATAAAACTGAAGATCATCTTTGTTATTCATAGCAACGATTATAACACAGGCAAAAAAAGGGAGAAAGAAGAAACATGAAGCAACCGGAGAGCAAAACCAAAGAATATTTTGTCGGCCTTGTGGCGGGGCTCATTGTAGGACTTCTGATAATCGTCGTCAAAGCAATAGTCTTATGAGGCTTTCGATAACGAGAGAAAAGACAATCCCGCAAAGGAATCCGGCAATGCGGTTTATCCACAATTCAGATCGGCCAAGAAGATACAGCGTACTGCCCTGCATTCGGGAGATAGAGGACAGGTGATTGTCGGTATAGGAGAGCCGGATAACCTTCAGATCAGCCAAAGCGATAAGGGCTTTCTGCTTCAACGGGGTATCAGACAGAAGAATGAGGTCGTCCCCGGAAACCAAAGAAGCGGGGTTCATATCAAAATGATCTTTTTCAAGTTTTTTCATTGTGAGGAACATCTGAAAACGCAATCTGGGACTGATCATAGCACACCTCCCTTATAGGGGAATTATAGCACAGGAAGGAGGGTATATGAAGGTGAATTATCAAACCGCAGACAACAGAATAAGAATCATCCGGTCAGCGTTTGAGAGGAACGGCATCAAGGGAGATCTGGCAATCAGCAGAGAAACAGGCCTGCAATATGACAGGCTACACCGGAGCAGGATGACGGACATAAACAGCATGACATTGGGAGAGTTCTTCTGCTTGCAGAGACACGCTGACTTTACGGATGAGGAGCTGCTGGAAATTGTAAAAGAAGGAGGGACAAATGCCTGAGAATAAGGAAAACATAGCAAATCTGCTTGCGGAAACATTGAAAAGGACACGGATGTGGGACGACATTACGCGTCTGAAGTACATCAAGGAAGACAACGGCAGTGAATACGTTTACGTCGATTACAAGGGAAAGCCTGCCGCCAGACGAATAAATGTTACATGTGATTCTGGATGGCAACTGATTAAGGACGTTATAAAGGCTTTGAGCCACGATGGAGATTAAAGGAAGGAGGAAAGATGCTGGAAGTTAAGGAGATTAAGAAGGAACTTGACCACATGTGTGAACAGGCACGGCCACACGCAGATATGATGCTGTATCTGCTGGCAAGGTACACGGGACAGGATGACATACCGTATGAGGTTATCAAGTACGCGATGGATCTAAGGCCCGACGTGCAGATTATCTGAGAGGAGGGATGAGGTGAACAAAACAGACAAACAATGGGGCTGGCTTCTGATCGGGCTCCTTGCGGGGATGATAATCGGAGTGCTGACATGGCCGGAGGAGGCTTGGGGAGCTGAGCCGGTCATAACCTACAAGGACGGTCAGACAGTCAAGGATGATGAGGTCTATCCGAGCCTTGACGAGGTCAAAGAGGCACAAAGGTTCCTTAGTGAGAACGGAATAAAGGTTCCCGCGTATATCGAGATCCTGTGTGAGGAATACGGACAAAGGTATGGAATAGCGCCGGAGCTCTTAGAGTCAATGATCTTCGTGGAATCGAGTTTTCAGAAGGATGTCGTGGACGGCTCCGGAACATGCAAGGGGCTGATGCAAGTCAAACCGTCAGCTCACAGGAACAGGATGGGGAAGTTGGGAGTGTCAGATATCTTTGATCCCACCGGAAACATCGCGACAGGCACGGACTACCTTGCCGAACTGTTTGAAACATACGAAGATCCGGCGGCGGCTCTGATGGTATACAACGGAGATCCCCACGCAGATCAGCCCGGTTATGTATCAAATTATGCCGAGAAGGTGCTGAGGATATCACAAGCCCTTGAGAGGGCAAAATACAAGTGAGCCGCCCAACACAACAGCTCACTTGCTAACAGGATTTGAATCTGCCTTATGGTAAAGACCATGAAGGAATATCAATCAATCACATTCTATCACAAGGAGGAATATCAATCAAATGAAAGTAATCACTTATTACTGTGACCGATGCGGAGCCCGTATTGACGGCCCTCTTATCTACAAGATCATCGGACACAGAGTCGAGAAAGCATCTGGGGACTATCTGGCTGATGAGGGTGACAGCTTGGACTACTGCGAGAAATGCTACAGAATCATCCAGCAACAGATCGAATCTGCCATCTCAAACATCACAGAAGAAGATCCCGAAAAAGACGATTCGGGAGAACTTCCCTTCGTGGATCCAGTGGACGACCAGGAAGAAGAACTCGACGAAGATCTCGAAGCTCCGGAAGAGACAGGTAAAAAACTGAGGAAACAGTGCGATGTCGGCAAGATGAAGGCACTGAGGGAAGCGGGATGGTCTTTGCAGAAAATAGCTGATGATATGGGGTGCACGGCGACAACAGTGTCAAATTGGCTGAAGAAGGAGGGTATCAGATGATAACAATTTCAGAGGAAAGCTACAAAGAACTGCTCAAAATTGAGGCAGGGGTTGAACTTATGCTTTGCCTGTACCATGGGGATCATTATTTCAACAGAAACGAATTTATGGATCTCTTCATAGATCTGTTCGATTCGGACCATAAGAAGGAGGAAGAAGCATGAACACACTTTATGACATCCAGGGCGAATATCTGACCCTGCTGAGCTATGCGGACGACATCGACGACCCGCAGCTCTTTCTCGACACGCTGGAGAGCATCCAGGGCGAGCTTGAAGTGAAGGCCGATAATTACGGCATCGTTATCGCGGAAATGAACGCGGCTGTTAAGAAATACGAAGCCGAGATCGAGCGCCTTACTCATAAGAAGGAAATGCTCAATAACAACGTGAAGGCCATGAAGGACAGACTTAAGGCTGCTATAGAACTGATGGAGGTTAAGGATGGGGCGCTTCAGACAGAACACTACAAATTTAAGATCTGCAAGAACGGCGGAAAGCAGGGCCTTGATATCAATGAGGATCTTGTACCCGACAATTACAAGCGCATCATCATGGAGACCGACACGGACAAGATCAGGAAGGAACTGGAAGAAGGTAAAGAGCTTTCTTTTGCGGCACTTAAGCCGAGAGGAACACATTTAAGAATAAGCTGAAAGGAGGGAAATTATGGGTTTACCGGTTTTGTGCTATGGGAAATCCGGCAGCGGAAAGAGCAGATCACTTAAGTTTTTCAATGAAGATGAGATCATGCTCGTAAATGTTGAGGGGAAGGCACTGCCATTCCGCAAGACTTTCAAATATGTCTGCCGGTCGGATTCGATCGACAAGATCATCGAACAGATGGTGAAAATGCCCTGCAAGGTCGCTGTTATTGATGACGCGGGCTATCTAATGACACATCACTTCATGGACAATCACAGGAACAAGAAGGGCAACGCGAGCTTTGACATGTACGACGACATTGCTGACACCATGTACTTTCTCGTCCAGCGCATTAAGAAGGAGCTACCGGAGGACGTGATTGTTTACATCATGCTCCACGAAGACACCAATGACATGGGTGAGACGAAGATCAGGACCATCGGCAAGCTGATAGACAACAAAGTTTGCCTGGAAGGAATGGTCACAATCTGTATCAGGTGCATGTCAGACAATGGCAAACACTTCTTCAGAACACAGACGGATGGATTTGATATTACGAAGACACCGGAGGAAATGTTCGAAGAGACAGAGATTGACAACAACTTGAAACTTGTTGATGACACCATAAGAAGTTTCTACGGATGGGGGCAGAAAAATGATTCAGTGTCCTGATGGTTATGTACCTTATGCGGGCGAATGTCCACGGTGCGGATCGCGTTTTGTGGATTACAGGGTCAAGGGTCCACACATGGCTGTTTATTGTGTGAGTTGTGGCAGCTTCATCCAGTTTATCCCGAAGGTTAATACAGCGGACTGGAAAAAGAAGATAAAAGAACGGGATCAATATACCTGTCAACGGTGTGGGGCTGTTCTTAACACAACAAAACTTGATGCACACCATAAAATGCCTGTTTGGTTTATGCCAGAACTACAATTTGACCTTGATAACGGGATAACACTTTGCAAAAAATGCCATCACGCTCTTCATGGAGCGGGCGGAACTATAAACAAGGAGGAAAAAGATGAAAAAACCTACAAATTATGAGAACACGCAGGCCGGAGGGGATTTTGTCCCTGTCACACTCGGCGGACACTATGCCGTCATTAAGAACGTTGCAGAGAGGGAGACACAGAACGGTGATCCGATGATCGTCGTGAGCATCGACTTTGACAAGAAGGACGAACAGGCGGGGTATTTCACAGAGCAGTTTAAGAAGGACGTCCGCCCGGACAAGAAGTGGCCGAATCAGGCTACAAATTACATCACGACAGAGTACAACGGAGCATGCACCAGGGGCTTCAAGTCCTTCATGAAGGCCTATGCCGATTCAAACGGAATCAAAGAGGCTGACATTCAGTGGGGCAACGATTTTGCAGCGCAGTTTAAGAATAAAAAGATCGGGGTTGTCTTTGGCAATGTCGAGGAGACATACAACGGTGAAACCAAAATGCGCAGAAAGATCAGATGGTTCTGCAATTACAACAAAGTCGCTGAACAGAGCACACCTGCCGACAAGCTCGAAAAGGCCGCTACCGCTTCCTCTGATAACAAGGCCGATGGAGAGTTTGTAAATGTGGATAACACTGAGGAACTTCCCTTCTGATGATTAAGATCGGAGTCGATAAAAATCAGCTTATCGGCAAACATGGAGCCTCAAACAGGCGCAAACATTCCCAGATGGTGCGTGAGGGGGCGGAACTTGTACCCTTACGCATTCCATTCGGGGACTACATAAGGATCACGGACGACATACAGCAGATCATTGACGAGCGAGGAGCTGAAAACCTTCATAAAAAGGATCTCCAGAACTTAATCGTCATGAGTATTGACACCAAGAAGAGCCTTGTCGAGGTTGCCGGGAATGTATGCAGTAAACAGCATGAACGCTTTCGAGAGGAGCTTACCAGGTCACAGGGGCGCTTGATCCTGTTAATTGAGGAACCGCTTGATTGTTTAGAGGATGTTTGGTGGTGGGAGAATCCACGACTCAAGTATAACGCGAAGGCCGTCAAAGGGACGGCGCTATATAAGAGCCTTTGCACAATCCGGGACGAGTACGGGGTTGACATACGATTTTGTGACAGGAAGGACGCTGGGCGGGAGATTATAAGGATTTTAAGTGAGGCAGGGGATGAATAGAGGATATATAAAACTTTATCGAAAAATAGAAGATTGCCGCATATTTGACGAGCCGGCCAACAGGTTCAGCGCATGGATTGATCTCCTCCTAATGGCTAATCATAAAGAAAAAGTTGTTGCGCTGGGTAAGTCAACAAATGTACATGTTCGGAGGGGTCAAAAATGGACTTCATATGGCAAGCTGGCAGAGCGTTGGAAATGGAATTATAAGACCGTAAAGGGTTACCTAAAAATGCTCGAAAGTGAGGGGATGATATATATCGAAACCACAAATAAGGGCGAGCTCCTAACCATAGTAAACTACGGTAAATATCAAGATTTTGACAAGAAATTTGCCGAACAGATTACCGAGCAAATTACCGAACAAAATACCGAAGTGATGGCGAACAAAGTACCGAACAAAGTACCGAGCAGAGTACCGACAAACAATAATGTTAAGAATGATATTAAGAATGATACTAAGAATGATTTAAAAAATGTCAATAAGCGCTCCGCGCGATCTGATTTTTTTGTGGAGGAGTAGAGGAAGTAAATGAGGAACAACGGACTCATAAATGAAACTGAACTGCGGAAGGCGATAGCGCAGCTCAAGCCGGATGGTGAACTGTTCGAAGTCAGGATCATGGGCGGGGGCAAACCAATCAGCGGCTACTTCAGAGACGCGGACACACTGATCGAGGCATTTAAGACTGTTGACCTGCGGAATACGAACACATACATCACGCTCAACAGGCCGATGGACTCTCTTTACAGTCGTCAGCAAGCCAACAGGCTCTTGGCGGTTAAGAATACCACGTCGGACAAGGAGATCGAAGTCATTGAGTGGCTGTTTATAGACTTTGACCCGACGAGGCCCACAGGCATATCCAGCACGAACGATGAACTTGAAGCGGCGCAGGAATTGGCGCAGAAGGTGTATGTCTACCTTAAGGGGCAGGGATTTGAGGAACCGGTCAAGGCCTTCAGTGGGAATGGCTACCATTTACTGTACGGAATCAGCCTGGCAAACAACGAAGACAATATAAACCTCATCAAGCGCTGCCTTCATTCATTATCGGCCATGTTCAGCAATGACATCGTGAAGGTGGATACGGCAAACTTCAATCCGAGCCGAATCTGCAAGCTGTACGGCACGATGGCGCAAAAGGGATCTAACACTGAGGAGCGTCCGCATCGCCTGGCAAAGATAGAGGGCGATATCAAGGATCTAAAGCAGACACAAAAGATCTACCTTGAGAAACTTGCCGGGGAGATTGAAGAAGAGGAAATTAAGCCCGCCAAGTATAACAATTATTCACCGTCTGCTTTCGATATTGAGGAATGGATGGACAATTACGGCATCCGGTACACAGTCAAGTCCGGCAGCGGATACACAAAATACGTCCTTGATAATTGTCCCTTTGACCCGAACCATAAAGCACCGGATTCAATGATAATAAAACAGCCATCGGGCGCGATCGGGTTCAAGTGTCTTCACGATTCATGCCAGGGCAAACGATGGCAAGACGTCAGGATGATGTTTGAGCCGGACGCTTATGAGAAAAGCAACGAGGACTTCTACAGAGCAGTCGAGGAAGGTTGGAAGCGTCACAACCGCGACAGGAAGAAGAAGGAGATCAATGTCGAGAACGGCCCGATCTGGGAGACGGTCGAGGAGATCCTATTGAAGCCAACACCGGACAACGAGTATATCAAGACTCATATTGATGTCATTGACAATAAGACACATGGACTCATGAAGGGGGCTGTCAGTGTATGGAGCGGGCTCCGAGGATCTGCAAAATCGACTATCCTGTCACAGATAGCACTCCATGCCGTAAATGACGATCATAATGTTCTGTTTTACTCCGGGGAGCTGACAGATAAGCGTTTTACGCGGTGGCTCATCCAACAGGCGGCGGGAAAGCAGTATGGCAAAGAGTACGAAAAGGACGGGAGCACGTACTACTTCGTCCCGGACGAGATCAAAAACAAGGTAGCACAATGGATCGGGAATAGGCTCTACATATATAACAATAGTTACGGTTCAGAGTATGGAAAGCTCATAAATGAGATCGAGACGCAGATCCTGAATACCAAACCGGATCTTGTTGTCTTGGATAACCTCATGACGATCAATGTCGGGGATCTTGACACGAACGAATACAAGGCGCAGACCAATCTCATGCTGAAGCTGGTAGAAATGGCGAAAAAATACAACTGTCATGTGGCTTTGGTGGCTCATCCGAGGAAGACAGTCACGTTCCTGAGGCTGACGGATATATCGGGGACAGGGAACATCGGAAACCTTGTTGACTCGGCTTTTATCGTTCACCGGAACAATCACGATTTCAGAAAAGGTTATATCTCCGAATTTCTTGATCCTAAGAAGGTCAATGAGGATGACGTCAATATTCACTTCAAACAGGGTACGAACATCATAGAGATCGCAAAGGACCGCGAGGCGGGGATTCAAGACGAATTCATTCCATTGTATTACGAGGTCGAAAGCCGAAGAATGCTGAATGACCGGACAGAAGTCCCTAAGTTTAAGTGGACAACGGAGTGGATGGAGCAGGAAACAGAGGAAGAGTTCATGGATGTCACCGAAGCGGATGACATGCCATTCAATGAGGAGGAATAAATGAGCGAAGAAGATTTGAAAAAGTGGCACGGAATATTTAATGAGGCCTGGAAGTATTTCAAGGATCATAGCCACTATGACATAACAAAAGATTTAATGCTTATCGACGGAGGAGATTGCCTTGATGAATACACAGGCTTTGAGTATGAAATCATGAAGCAGCTTATCGTTATCGCGAGCAGAATTTTAGGTGAACAGTATAGGAGGGATCGTAAGAATGCAGATGAGACCTATTGATGTATTGAATAACCTTAAGAATCACGCATTGTGGCCGCAGAGCTATCATCTGTCAAAGGATGAGGCGGACTGTTGCATCGACGCGCTCCAGCATACATGGCGCTGGATCCCGATTGAGGAGAGGTTGCCGAAAGTTGGCGAGGACGGATGTTCTGACTACATCCTGTTGAGCTTTGACAATGCTTCCCAGCCCAAAATAGGTCGTTATGAGTTTGACGAAGAAAACGGCGGCGCATTTTATCCGGGTGACGAGGATCGGAGTTACTCATCGTATGGAGTTTTTGTCAATGCGTGGATGCCGTTGGTGAAGTGCTATGAGGGGGGAATAAAATGAGTCAAATACAGGATCTTAATAAAACACTTTTTGACAGATTGTAAAGAATTTAGGGATAGTGTCTATAAATGCTCAAAGGAAGAGGCAAGTAAAAAGAGGCGAGAGTTATTTTATGAGCAGTATGGGGGTGAAGTTATGAAGTGTGAAAATTGTCCGGCGGCTTGGGAAGATCGCAGTTATGAGGGGGAATGTAACGATTGCGGTTGTCGAATAATGGGTCACGATATGGTCGGTGATGATTGTTCATTGTCACTAAAGGAAGTCAACAAGCGTTTAGATCAGCTTGAAGATTACCACAACGGAAAGATAGAGCGTCCGCAATGGGTTGTAAACCGTTTTATTCGGGAATTAGACGCTTGTAATTCGATGTTCGGTTTAGACTTGGGCTTACCTGCTTACCCACCTAAAAAGACGAATAACAGCCTTTACAAGAGCATATACGGACGGATAGATGTTACCTATTCAGAATATAGCGCATATCGGCAAGGCTATGAGGACGCAAAGAAAGGACTTGAAGAGAACCCTTATAAGCACTATGACAGACAGCCGGAAAAGATAAGAGTAAGACCACTTGAAACAACATCATGGGAAACTGAAACATACGATCAAGGCGGTGTACCTGATGAATGGTGGAAATGCAAGAAATGCGGATATTCACTCGGTATACCACCAATAGTGCGAAGATGGCGGTATTGCCCGAATTGTGGGAGGGAAGTTGAATGACAGATAAGAAAGCATTGGAATATTACAGTAAATTTTCTACTTATACGGCAGAACCAATAACAGATAAGCCGTTAATAGACCAGATAGACAATTCAACCTTGATAGCATTCTTTCGGTGCAATTCCTGCACAAGCTGCAAATGGCGTGAAAATGTCATTGACAAGGATAAGAACCCGAACCACGACATAGACTTCTGTTCTCGGATGCACGAAAAATTCAATCTGATAGATATGGTGTCATATCTTGGTTACTCAAAAGAGGGCAGAGATCGGGATAAAACACCAAAGTATGAGGGGGTAGCAGGAGGTGAGGATACATGAAAATCGGCTTGATTGATGTTGATGGTCACAAATATCCTAACTTGCCATTGATGAAAATATCAGCCTACCACAAAGCAAAAGGTGATTCGGTGGAATGGTATCAGCCATTGTTTAGCGGTCACATGGACAGGGTGTATATGAGTAAGGTGTTCAGTTTTACTCCAGACTATGAATGGTGTATTGATGCTGACGAGATTATAAAAGGCGGTAGTGGATATGCAATTGAGTTGGTAAACGGAAAAGAGATATACCATAAGGATCGTGATTGTGACTTGCCACAGGAGATTGAACATATATATCCTGACTACTCGCTTTATCCTGAGTATACAAAGGACACGGCATATGGATTCTTGACAAGAGGGTGCCCGAGAGGTTGCGGATTCTGCCATGTGGCAAGCAAAGAGGGCAAGTGTTCATACAAGGTTGCGGAATTGTCGGAGTTTTGGAGAGGACAGAAAAACATAGTCTTATGTGATCCCAACATCTTAGCTTGTTCAAATCACATGGATTTGCTTCAACAGTTGGCAGACAGCAAGGCAAAGGTTGAATTTAATCAAGGCTTAGATGTACGGCTTATCACAGATAGAAACCTTGAATTATTACGGCAGATAAGACTTGATAATATTCATTTTGCTTACGATCGGTGGCAAGACAAGGACATTATTGAGCCGAGATTAAGGGCATTTGTTAAGCAGACAGGATTCAACAAGGATAAAGGTCATACAGTTTGTTATATCTTAGTCAACTTTGACACGACCATCGAACAGGATATACACAGAATACAGTTTTGTCGAGAGATTAGAATCAGCCCTTATCCTATGATCTATGATAAGGAGCATTGTGAACCAATTTACAAAAAACTACAAAGATGGTGCAACAACGTAATATTTTGGAGCGTACCTACATTTGAACAATATGTGGGTTGAGCCACAGGAAAGGAGCGATAAGTAATGACAAGAGAAAATGCAAAAAATTGGTTAAATAAACTCTACGCAAGGGCAGACATTACCGATGAATACGGCGATATGGAAGATATGCAACCGTATGAAGAAGCCCTTGATATGGCTATACAGGCGTTAGAGCAAGAGCCTTGTGATGAATATATCAAAGTCCCTAAAAAGGCATTGAGATACAGAACCGCAGGAATGGTAGCATATAACGCTGAATGGCTAAAGAATCATTTCGACATAGAACGAGCTGTTATCTTGGGATGCGAATATAAAGAGCAAGAGCCAAAGACGGGTTGGATTCCTGTTAGTGAGAGGTTGCCAGAAGAAGGTATAAATGTTCTTGTATGGTATAGGTATTGGAGGTATGGCGAATACAATAATTGGTATTATACCTACGGCATTGGATATCAATTTGATGATTATTGGTCTGTAATAGATGGGGGAACACAGATAACCGTGTATGCATGGCAGGAATTACCGAAACCGTATGAGCCACAGGAAAGTGAGGAATAGATATGCAAATTGTAATTGATATACCAAATGACCACAAGAGAGTAATAGACAATCTTGTGACTGATGGAAAAGGATATTTACTTCCTAACGAAGTTGAGGATACTTTGGCGAAAGCGGTAAAAGCTGGCACACCACTTCCGAAAGGACATTGGATACATAGAACACAAGACGGAGGATGCTTTTGGGAGGAATGTTCAGTGTGTCATACCGAAAGAGCATTTTCAACGAAGTATTGCCCCGATTGTGGTACTTATATGTATGCAGATATAAGAATAGAAGCACCAACAATCATAGAAGCAGATAAGGCAGAAAGTGAGGTAGAAGATGCCACATAGTTTAGTAGCAAAATTAAGTGGATTAAAGCATAAGGGTTTTATCACAGAAGCCGAGTATGACCGGCTTAAAAAAGCCCTCAACTCTTTAAGGATTGATGAAATGTATCAACTTGAAATGGAAAATGCAGAAGAGTTTATAGCAAAGTCGGTACTTGACAAGATAAGAGCAGAGATAAAGACCAAATATGACAGTATCCCGTGGAGAAATAACGACTACGATGATGGATGGATTGAAGCATTGGAGTGGGTTCTTGACGATGTGATTGATAAGTACAATGCAGAAAGTGGGGGCAGAGATGAGTAAAGGAAAATCCTATTGTCCTTATGATGATCCTGATTGTTTCAAATGTCCGTTCTCGGACTGCAAGGCCTCACTCACGGACATCAACAGACAGCGAGCCTCCGAGCATAAACGAGTGCTCGAAAAGCGCAACAGAGAGATAGCCGATGCCTATCTGCAAGGCGCATCTACTGACGGGCTTGCCGAGCGTTATGGAATGAACCGAGGGACCATCACGGCGATATTGAACAAAGAGGGCATACAGATACGGCGGAAACGGAAAAAGGACAAGATCATTGAAGCGCCTGAGGAGCTGTTATACTGCAAAAACTGCATACACGCAAAAGTGCGGCCAGACATCAGATCATCATTTTGGTTCTGTTGGAAACATAGAAAGCATATCACAGAGTGCACGGTCATCAACCGATGCGAAGATTTCACGGAAAGCGAGAAAAGCAATGGATAAGCAAGCCCTAAAGGAATGCCTTAATCAGTACAAAGCAATGAAACAGGAAGCCGAAGATCTTAGGCGACGGATCCAGTCGCTTGAGGATCAGATCGCGCACCTTGAAAGCATGGTGGTATCTGATACCGTTACCTGTGGCCGGCACAACAAAAAGCCGATCCGCACCGTGACGATCAAGGGCGTTCCGAGAGGCAACATTGAATACAAACGCAAAAAGCTCTATGAGAAGAAATCGAGATACTACAACCTTCAGCTTGAGCTCCTGGAGAAAACTTCCGAGTGCGAGTCCTTCATCGACGAGATCTCGGACAGCTGGACGCGGCAGATCTTTCGCTACAGATACATAGACGGGTACGAGTGGTCGAGAGTCGGGCGGATGATGCAGGCAACACCGGACGGTGTACGGATGACGGCAGAAAGATTTTTAGAAAAAAATTAAAGTTGTTCGTTCTGTTCGTTTTCAATGTGGTAATATGCTATCATAGGGCAACGAAGGGAGCTCAGCAAGGCACTCATCGCACAACGCGGTGGGTGCTTTTATTATGCAAATGAAGCAGACAGATCCGTTTTACAAGTCGGCACGATGGAAGAAGAAGCGCGAACACATTCTCCGCCGCGATAAATATTTATGCCAGCAGTCAAAGCGCTATGGCAAATTAAAACCGGCGGAAACTGTTCACCATATCTTCCCGCGTGAGGACTACCCTGAGTACGCATGGTGCGACTGGAACCTCATCAGCTTGTGCCATGACGAACACAACAAGCTTCACGACAGGGCATCGCACCAGCTGACTGCGGCGGGTCGTGAGCTGATGGAACGGACGGCGAGGAGACTCCCCCCACCCTCGGCTGAGTGAACGAACGCCCCGGAGACCGGTGGGCGGAACTTTTTCCAGCTCGGCCTAAATTATGGCAAAAATGCCCCAATTTTAATGAATCTACACTTAAATGGATAGAGAAACGTGGAAAAATCGCATAATAGACGCAATGCAGAAGGTCGGGACGTATAATGAGAGCTTTACGGATCTGATAGATACACTGGCGGACATACTTGAGCAGAGGGATAGGGCCTATCAAGATTATATTGATTCCGGCGCGGAGCCTTGCATTGAGAAGATAAGCGACAGAGGCGCCAGGAACGTGGCGAAGAATCCGAGGATAGTGCTATGGAGTGATCTAAACACACAGGCCCTTGCCTTTTGGCGGGACTTGGGATTGTCGCCCTCCGGCTTGAAGAAGTTGGGTGAAAACACTGTGACGGTAAAAACGAGTGCTTTGGAGGAAGCCCTTGCAAAGATTACATGAAAAAGATAACAGGCAAAAACTGGAAAGAGGTTAAACAATACTGTGATGCGATCCTTGACGGTAAAAAGCCTGCTTGCCCGGAGAATAGGCAGGCGGTTGAAAGGTTTTACAAAGACCTGGACAATAAAGCATACGATTTTAATGCAAAGGCGCCGGACACAGTAATTCAGATCATAGAGACAACCCTGTGTCACCAACAGGGCGAAGCTATAGACGGCACCCCGATGAGGGGAAAGCCGTTTTTATTATTGCCTTTTCATAAGTTCATCATTTATAACCTCCTGGGCTTCACGATGAAGGGGACCGACATAGTTCGATTTCATGAGGCGCTGATCTGGATCCCGAGGAAGAATGTCAAGACGTCCTTCGCGGCATCACTTGCATGGGCGCTGTCACTTTGGTACAGAAAGTCGGGAGCGAAGACGTATGTCACAAGCGCGGCAATGGCACAGTCGCTTGAGAGCTTTAACTTCTTGTCATACAACGTCAAGAGGTTAAAAGAGGATAAGGATCACGGCGGATCCATCAGATTGATAGATAACAACAACGAGCACTCCCTGACAGCAGACTTCTCGGAGGGCTCGTTTTATATACGTGCACTTGCAGCAAATCCTGACGCGCAGGATTCTTTTAACTGCAACATCGCCATCGCGGATGAGATACATGCCTTTAAGCAGCCGAAACAGTACAACCTCTTTAAGGAGGCGATGAAGGCCTACACCAATAAGTTGATGATCGGGATCAGCACTGCCGGAGATAATGAACAGTCTTTTCTCGGACGGCGTATTGAATACTGCCGGAAGGTGTTAAGCGGCACGATCGAGGATGAACAGTATTTTATCTTTATGACATGCGCGCCAAAGGATGAGAACGGCAATGTGGATTACACAAACCCGATAGTGCACGAGATGGCAAACCCGGCATACGGAGTTACGATCCGGCCGAAGGACATCATGGCCGATGCTCTGCAGGCGCAGAACGATCCACAGCAAAGGAAAGACTTCTTCGCGAAGAGTTTGAATGTGTTTACCAACGCTATGAAAGCGTGGTTTGACATAGAAGAATTTAAGACGTCCGACAGGCAATACAACTGGACGCTGGAAGAACTGGCAAAGCTGCCGATCGCTTGGTATGGCGGAGCTGATCTGTCGAGAATGTATGACCTTACGGCAGCGGCGCTATACGGACAATATCAGGGCGTGGACATAATCATAACACACGCTTTCTTCCCGATTACACAGGCAGCGGCAAAAGCTGACGAGGATGGCATACCGCTGTTCGGTTGGCAGGATGACGGCTGGCTGACGATGTGCAACAGCCCGACCGTTAATGTGTCGGACGTAGTTAACTGGTTCGTGGATATGCGAAAGCGCGGCTTCAGAATAAAACAAGTGGGACATGACCGGAAGTTTGCCGGTGAAGAGTATTTCCCAGCTATGAAAAGAGCGGGATTCTTGATAATAGACCAGCCACAGTATTTTTATCTGAAGTCGCAAGGCTTTAGACACATTGAAAAGGCCGCAAAAGACGGCAAACTGTACTATCTGCATTCTGAGGCTTACGAATACTGCGTGAGCAATGTCAGAGCAGTGGAAAAGACAGACGATGCCGTACAATACGAGAAAATGCAACCGGAGCACAGGATAGATCTATTCGATGCTTCGGTTTTTGCGTGTATAAAAATGATGGCACAAGCGGAAAAAGAAAAAAAGGCTAAGCAGTGGTTTGATGAATGAGCGTATTTGATATTTTTCAGAAAAAACAGAAAAGAGACAGCTCCTATATCTACCTTACCGATGATGCACTTTATGAGACGTTATGCGTGGAGGGATATCGGTCACTCGACAGGTGTCCGGAGATCATGACGGCCTGCTGGAGGGTGGCGGAGCTGATCGGAACTATCACGATCCATCTGATGTACAACACCGACAAGGGTGACGTCAGGATCGTCAATGAGCTGTCGCGGACTATCGACATAAACCCGATGCCGAACATGACCCGAAAGACATGGGTCGAGGCAATAGTGATGAATCTCCTGTTGTATGGCAGGGGAAACTCGATAGTGTTACCGCACACACATAAAGGCTATCTCGAAAGCCTTGAGCCGATATCCGCTGACAGAATCAGCTTTCAGACTATGGGATATCGTGATTATAAGGTTGTGATAGACGGACAGGCGCGGGACCCTAAAAATCTTCTGCATTTTGTACATAACCCCGACAGAACATACCTGTGGAAGGGACAGGGGCTTACGGTATGCATCAAGGATGTGGCGGACAACCTTAAGCAGGCAACAGCGACCGAAAAGGGCTTTATGAAGACCAAGTGGAAGCCTTCCGTGATCGTAAAAGTTGATGCATTTACAGAGGAATTCTCCGGAAAAGCTGGCAGAGAAAAGCTCCTAAAAGAGTATGTAGAAACTTCAGAGGCGGGATCGCCCTGGATACTTCCGGCGGATCAGTTCCAGGTCGAACAGGTTAAGCCACTCACACTGCAGGATCTCGCGATAAAAGACACGGTCGAGCTGGATAAAAGGACAGTGGCGGCGATTCTTGGCGTACCGCCGTTCCTTCTGGGTGTCGGAGAGTACAACAAAGATGCATGGAATTCCTTCGTGCAGAACACTGTACGGCCTATCACAGTGGGCCTGCAGCAGGAAATGACGAAGAAATTGATCCTAAACCCCAAGTGGTATCTGAAGTTTAATGTGCTGTCACTTATGGACTGGGATCTTCAGACGATAGCGAACGTGTTCGGAACGCTTTCGGATCGCGGCTTTGTAACAGGCAACGAAGTCAGAGACCGGTTAGGTATGAGTCCGGCTGATGGGCTGGATGAGTTTAGGATCTTGGAGAACTACATACCGAACGACATGTCGGGAGCACAAAAGAAGTTGATACAGGATGAAGATAACGATTGATTGCCCTTACGGCAAATATGACAGCAACATGCAGATCGTATGCACTAAGGCCGGCATCGGATGCGCTCATCAGCGTTTCTGCAGCATTAAAGGATGGTGCATTCTGACAGAACAGGCAAAAGAATGTCCCTTGAGGGACAGGGAGGAAAGCAATGGAAAAGAATAGAGGAGAGCTCACATCGAGACAGATGCGGGCAAGGGATTCGGAATTCATAACGAGGGAAGACGGCGAAGACCTTTTCATCGAGGGTTATTTTGCCGTTTTTGGCAGCAACTACGATATTGCGCCGGGCATGAGTGAATCAATCGCTCCCGGAGCATTCACGAGCAGTCTGTCAAATGATATAAGGTGTCTGATAAACCATGACAGCACTATGGTGCTTGGTCGGACAAAAGCTCACACATTCGAAGTGCGACAGGACGAGCACGGTCTATGGGGAAAAGTCAAAATCAATCCGAAAGATGCTGACGCAATGAACCTGTATGAGCGTGTTAGGCGCGGAGACGTGGACGGTTGTTCAATCGGGTTTAATATCCGTGACGAGGAAACCGAATTCCTTGAAAACGGAGACACGCACTGGACTATCAAAGATATAGAACTGTTTGAATGTAGTGCATGTACCTTCCCGGCCTATGAAGATACCAATATAAGCGCAAGGTCAAAGCAGAGGGACGAGATCCTGGCCCGTAAAGCTGAAGCATGGCGCGAGAGAATGAAAGAGAGGTTGAAAAATGGCATTAACAGCACTGATGTTAAGAAAGAAGATTGACGAGAAGAAGAAAGCCCTGGATGCACTGAGAGCAAAGGATGCCGATTTCGAAAAGAGAGAGGCAGAGCTTGAACAGGCAATCGGGGAGGCTTCCACAGATGAAGAGCAGGCCGCAGTCGAGGAAGAAGTAAAGAGATACGAAAGCGACAAGGCTGAGCACGAGGAAGCAAAGAAAGATCTTGAAGCACAGGTGAGGGAAGTTGAGGCGGAGCTTGAAAAAGAGGAAGCTGCCGACGATCAGACAGTGCCCGAACCGGAAGAAAAAAGAGAGGAGAACAAGAAAATGGAGATCAGAGACAAGTTTTTCGGCATGGATTTACAGGAGAGGACAGCATTCTTCGAGGACCAGGAAGTACAGAACTTCCTCGGCGAAGTTAGAAGCTGCATAAAGGAGAAGAGAGCGCTTACGAACGTGGGCCTTACGATCCCGACCGTTATGCTTCCACTGCTTAAGCAGGTGGTACAGCAGACCTCAAAACTCATTTCGAGGGTATACATGAGACATGTAGCCGGAAAGAGCCGCCAGGTAGTTATGGGAGCGATCCCTGAGGCAGTATGGACGGAAATGTGCGCAACTCTTAACGAGCTGTCACTTGGCTTTAACGATGTTGAGGTTGATGGCTACAAGGTTGGCGGATATTTCGCAGTTTGCAATGCTCTGTTAGAGGATAACGATGTAAACCTTGCTACGGAGCTGATCGAGGCTCTCGGAAAATCTATCGGCAAGGCACTTGATAAGGCCATCATCTACGGAACCGGAACAAAGATGCCTCAGGGTGTTATCACCAGACTGGCACAGACCGCAGAGCCCGCAGATTACAGCGCAACAGAGCGTACATGGGTTGACCTTCATTCGAGCAACATCATCACCGGAACCGGTGCAACCGAGATGGCTCTTTTCCGTGAGATCATCGGAAATACCGAAGTGGCAAGGAATGACTACTACGAGAACGGCATGACCTTTGTCATGAATAAGAGCACTCACATGAAGCTGGTTATGGCTTCGATGGGCAAGAATTCAAACGCTGCTATCGTTGCAGGAATCTCACAGAATCAGATGCCTATAGTTGGCGGTGATATCGTAGAGCTTCCCTTCATCCCGGATGACAACATCGTATTCGGATACTTCGATGCTTATCTCCTTGCAGAGAGGGCAGACACGCAGATCGCTACCAGCGAGCACGCTAAATTTATCGAAGACCGCACTATCTTTAAGGGAACCGCAAGGTATGACGGCAAGCCCGTGATCGCTGAGGCATTCGGCGTAATGTCAATCAGCACGACTGCACCGGCTACAACCGCGACCTTCCCTTCAGATTCAGCTAACCCTTGATAGAGGAAAAGAAGAGTAATTATGACGGATACTGATATTCTCGGAATGCTCAAGGTTGATCTTGGCATAAAGACAACTTCATACGACGACCGGCTGACGCAGTACATTACCTCTTCCCGCTTAATGATAGAGCGGGAGGGGGTTACTTTTGACGCTACGAGCATCGAAGACTGCCAGCTCAATGTGATGTATGCGGCATGGATGTGGCGCAAACGCGACGAGATGCTGCCGATGCCGAGAATGCTTCGTTATGCACTCAATAATAGAGTGTTGTCTGAAAAGATGAGGGCACAGTGATGGATAGCAGTATAGAACTGTTAAAATCAGCCAATGTCAAAGATGAAAACGGTGTATACCATGCCTCATATACTGCGCCGCGGGAAGTGTTCTGCAGAGTTGGGAGCATAACGCGGGCGGAGTTCTTCGGCGCAGGACGCAACGGTCTTAACCCTCAATATGTCTTTACGGTTTTTGCCGAAGATTATGAGGGAGAGGATCTTGTGCGATATGACGGAGAATCCTATTCCATTTACCGCACATATAGGACGGATTCGGACTACATGGAGCTTTACGCGGAAAAGAAGGGTGGAACGTATGGCAAAAACACCGATTGATAAATTGGACACAGCCATTATGGAAATCCTTGAAGAGTATGGCGATGAGGTCGAAAAGGATCTTCACGAGGTCGCTGTTAAGGTCGGCAAGGAGGGTGCAAAAGCCCTGAGGTCGGAAAGTAGGAATACATTCAAGACTCACAGAGAGACAAAGCCATATTATCGCGGATGGAAAGCCCAGGATGAGAGTACGAGGTTAACAACGAGCGTGGTTTTGTACAACAAAGACGTTCCGGGCCTTCCTCATCTGTTGGAATTCGGGCACGCTAAAAGAGGCGGCGGACGTACTCCGGGCAAGGTACACATATCAAAGGTCGAGAAGGAACTGATTGATAAATTCGAGAAAGGGGTTAAGGCAAAGATAACATGAGTAAAATGACAACACAGGAAGTAGCGACGATGGTAGAGAGCATAGGGAGACCTTGTTCATATTATCAATTCCCGGATGGCCCTACTGATACCCCACCCGAAAGGCCTTTTATCTGTTTCTTCTATTCGAATTCGGATGACGTATTCGCGGATAACACCAACTATACGGGCATAGCTGAGCTTCATATCGAAGTATATTCCGAGGAAAAAGACTTTCCCCTTGAAAAAAGGGTAGAAAACATATTGATGCAGCATGGTTTGACGTGGAGAAAGCAGGAAGTGCGGCTTGATGCCGAGCAACTGCATGAAACTATTTATTCGATGGAGGTAATTTTGGAATGAGTAATAAGGTAAAATACGGACTTTCAAATGTTTACTATGCCAAAGCTACCATTGACGCGACGACCGGCACGGCGACTTACACGACACCCGTTAAGATCCCCGGAGCCGTTAATCTGTCACTGGACGCACAGGGCGACAGCAACAAGTTCAGAGCTGATAACATAGACTATTATGTCAGCCAGAAGAATGATGGTTATGAGGGCGACCTTGAGATCGCACTTATTCCCGATTCATTCCGCAAGGATATCCTGGGAGATATCGAGGATGATAACGACGTGCTCGTGGAAGACATGGGCGCGCTTACGGTACCTTTTGCACTGCTCTTCCAGTTCGAGGGAGACGACAAGGCAACAAGGCATGTGCTTTATAACTGTACGGCGAGCAGGCCTTCCGTATCGGGACAGACCACCGAGGAGACGATCGAGCCTCAGACAGAGACCCTGTCACTTACGGCTGGATCTGTTCATAACGCTTCTCTTGACAAGGACGTTGTAAAAGCGAGATGCCTTAAGGACGATTCGAAGTATGCAACATGGTTTGAAGCAGTTTATCAGCCGGTTATCACACCGCCTGGACCGTAATTTAATCAAACGCAGGGGGCACCGTAAAGGTGTCCCCTTTATTTTGGAGGGGAAAAATGTACAAAGAGATAAAAATAGGCAGTAAAACGGTGCCGATGACAGCAAACGCGGCTACCGAATACAGATGCAAGCAGACATTCAAACAGACTCTGTTGAAGGAGTTTTTGAAGATCGCGCCTGCCATTGAGAGTGGCGCAGAGCTTTCCGCTGAAGAGTCGGACGTAGTGATTGATGTATCGTCAAAGCTCGGTTACATCATGGCGATGCAGGCGGCAAAGGCGGATATGACAATGCTCAACGAAGAAACATATCTGCAATGGCTTGAAGAGTTTGAGCCTTTGGACATTCTTAACGCTACCGGAGACATAATAAAGCTCTGGATCGGACAGAAGGCGACGACTTCAAAACCAAAAAAAGCGGGAGCCCCGACGACCGGGAAATAACTTATGCGTTGTTTCTCTTGCGGGCGTATCAGACGGGGCTGACCCTAAGTGATCTTGAACAATTAGATGAGGGCACGGTTCTAGACATGATTATTGAGTCCGGCAACGACCATTGTGAATATACAAAGAAAGCAACTCAGAAAGATTTTGATAAATGGTGATATATGGCTTCGAATAGGATAAAAGGAATCACAATCGAATTAGACGGTAATACCACCAAGCTACAAAGGGCTTTAGCGGATGTGGATAAACAATTATACGCAACGAAAAGCTCTCTGAAGGATGTGGAAAAGCTCCTGAAGCTCGATCCTGGTAATTCTGAGTTACTTACGCAGAAACAGAAATATCTCGGCGAGGCTATCGACGGGACAAAGGAAAAGCTGAGGCAGGAGAAGGAAGCTCTTGAACAGCTTAAAAATGCGCCTGCTACTGAAGAGACAATAAAGCAGCAGGAAGCTCTTGAGAGGGAAATCCTCGAAACTGAAAAGGCTCTTGAAAGTTTAACACAGGAATATAAGAATTTCGGATCGGTATCCGCTCAGCAGATCGCAAATGTCGGGAACAAGATGCAGGAGATCGGCGGCAAGATGCAGGCCGCTGGATCCACACTGACGAAGAACGTCACGGCTCCGATCGTAGGCATTGCGGCGGCAAGTGCGGCGGCATGGAAAGAAGTCGATGAAGCGATGGACACCGTAGTCACCAAGACAGGGGCAAGCGGTGAACAGCTTGAAGAGATGAAGGATATCGTCTCAAACATCGCGACAGATATCCCGGCGGACTTCCAGGAGATAGGCGATGCAGTCGGTGAGGTAAATACAAGATTCGGGCTGACCGGTCCGGCTCTGGAAGAGCTGTCCTCGCAGTTCATCAAATTTGCGAGGGTAAACAATACCGACGTGTCGAGCTCTATAGATTCAGTTCAATCGGCTATGGCGGCCTTCGACGTCTCCGCAGAAGATGCGGGTAAATTCCTTGACATGATAAATAAGGCGGGGCAAGACACGGGTGTATCTGTGGATAAGCTCGCCGATGACATGAAGACGAACGCTGAAGCCTTGAAAGAAATGGGGCTGAATGCTTCAGATGCGGCTATGTTCCTCGCAAATCTTGATAAAAACGGGGTAGATACGAGCACGGCAATAACCGGACTGAAGACAGCGTTGAAAAATGCCACAAAAGATGGCAAGACATCAAAACAGGCTTTTGACGAGCTTCAAGACACGATGGCAACAGCGTCCTCAAAGACCGAGGCCATGCAGAAGGCTATGGAGCTGTTCGGGAATAAAGCCGGTGCGGCGCTTGGAGCGGCAATCTATGAAGGAAAACTTCAGCTTGATTCTTTCGGGACGTCTCTCGATCAGTTCCAGGGCAATTTATCAGATACTTTTGAACAGACTCTTGACCCTGCGGATCAGCTTAAAACATCGTTAAATGCACTGAAAGAGACAGGCGCAGAGCTGTTTTCGACGATACAGGAAGTGGGAGCGCCACTCCTTAAACAGCTTTCAGAGACTCTGAAGGAGCTGAACGAGAAATTCAAAGCGTTAAGTCCGGAGCAGAAGGAGCTTATCGTTAAGGTTGGAGCGGCAGCGGCGGCAGCGGGGCCCTTACTTTTGGTGTTAGGGAAAATAACGAGCGCCATAGGCTCGGTACTGACGCTCGCGCCACAGATCACAGGCGCGATCAGTTCACTAACGGGAGCTTTCACGGGCGCATCGGGTGCGGCAGGCGGTTTGAGTGGAGCGTTAACGGTACTCACGGGCCCTGTTGGAGTAGTTATAGCGGCGGTGGCGGCGCTTACTGCGGCTATCATAACTCTTTGGAATACCAACGATGAATTTCGTGCGACTATCACACAGGGAGTCGAGGAGATCAAGGCGGCCTTTACGGATGCATCGCAGACGATCCTGCAGGCACTCGATGAATGCGGAATTCACTTTGAGAGCTTCGGAGAGCTGGCAAAAGCAGTATGGACGACTTTGTGCGACAATATCGCGCCGGATATAGAACGGGCTTTCAATAATGCGAAAGACATCATCGTCTTCACGTTAGAGTATATATCCCATATATTTGCCTTTTGGATGAATGTAATAAGAGGGGATTGGTCCGGTGCCTGGGAAGAGCTGAAAAAAGTCGTTGAATCAGTCGTAAAGCTGATTACAAATCTTGTTAGCAATTTTGTTAATTGGATCGGCGGAAAGTTCGAGTGGATCGGTGGCATTGTAGGCAAGATTAAAGATGCCGCGAACAGCGTAAAAAATGTGGAAACCAATGTTCAGAGCTCACATGGTGGCGGTGGAAGACGCTTTGCCTCTGCCATGAATCACGGAGTCATCCTGAGCAAGCCGACTATATTCGGAGCGCAGAACGGGAAATACTTACAGGCTGGCGAGGCCGGGGATGAGGTTGTTGTCGGGGCGAATTCCTTAAGCTCGATGATACGGGCCTCGGTACCGCAGACAGATATGAGCCAGCTTTCAAGCGTCATAAGCGATGCGGTCGGGATGGCCTTGCAGCAGTATGGTATCACGCTTGAGGTCGAGGCTAACCAGGACGGCATATTTAACAGCGTGGTACAGAGCAATTCGGTATATAAAAAGATGCACGGAGGAGTAGGAGCGCTTGCATGAGTTATCAAGGGTATAGATTAAAGATAAATAATGTGACAGTGCCGGAGAATCATATATCGAGAGGCTCTTACTCCATAGCGTCCGAGGACAGGGTTATCGATAACTGGACAGACGCGGATCTGATTGACCACGTGGCGACGATAAATACAAAAAAGCACACGATCAGCTTCAGCTTTCGCAAACATGACTCGTCGGAGCATTCAGTTTTTGCCGGTTATCTCGCGAGCACGCAGAACATACCGGTGCAGTATTATGACGATCTGACGGACGCATACATAACGGGCTCATTCCACACTGATGGGGTGAGCTTTTCTCATGAGACTATAAGGAGCGGGAGGATCTGGTACGATGACACTCCCGTTAAACTTGAGGAATACTAAATGATACAAGACTATGCCAGCGATAACGTCAAAAAGTCGCTTAAACTGAATATCGAAGGGCTGATAATTGAGAATGACGAGATCGTATCGGAGAGCATGGTCCTTAAGGAGAGCGTGGTCGACAGCGACTCCATTGAGTTTGTCGGGTGTATTTCTTCATATTTTTCTGTACAGGTGCACGGTATCTATACGAGTCTGAAGAATAAGCACATCACGGTGACGATAAAGACCGCTGACACGGCGGAGATCACGATATTCAATGGCATAATCGACAGTGTGGAGCTTCAGAGCAATCACGATTATAAGACCATCACGGCATATGACGCGCTATACACGGCGGGGAATACTGAGGTGGCATCGTGGTATAAGGGGCTTCACTTCCCGATATCTTTGGGGAATCTGCGAAACAGTCTGATGAGCTATATCGGGCTGTCACAGGTGAGCACGACACTCCCGAACGATGCTATTACGGTAAAAAAGCTATATGATCCCGAAACATTGCAGGCCATAGTGATACTTAAGTCTATCTGCCAGATAAACGGGGTCTTTGGAATCGTAAACCGGAGCGGGCTCTTTGAGTATAGGGTGCCGTCACAGGGCACTGCTGATGAAAGCGCATATCCGGGAGCTACATTATATCCGCCTTTTTATCCCGGTGTATCATCGGGTGGCGGACAGCAAGAGGCTGAATACATCGCTCACTATGGAAAGATAGATTACCAGGAATTCACCGTTAAGCCTGTGGACAAGCTCACGATCAGAGACGATGAGGAGACACCGGGTGTGTCCTATGGGTCGGGGAATAACGATTACATCATCCAGGGCAATATATTCGCATACGGACAGACAAACGCGACCAAGCTCTTGATGGCGCAGAACATATATCCGAATATATCGGGTATCAGCTTCAGACCTTTTACTGCGGGAAACAATGGTTTTCCGTGGCTTGAGTGTGGCAAGGACAGCATAAGCTACCACGTGTTAGATTTTGAGGAGTCCCACTCACAGGGTGAATACGTTTACACTGAAATGGTATTTCCTATATTCAACAGGGAAATGCGGGGGATTCAGCACCTTAAGGATTCATACAGAGCTGAGGGTGAGGAGTTCCAGCGGAAGTTTATCACCGACATCAACGCACAGATACAGCTTATCAAGAGGAAGACAGATGTCGATATGCAGAACTATCCTACAAAGGACTATCTGGATGATAATTACTACGACAAAGATTACATAGACGCGCATCTACCATCAGGCGGAAGTTGGAGCGTTCAGAGCGTGCAGACACTTCCGGCACAAGGCGATCCGAGCGTGCTCTATCTCGTACAAGGTGAGGTAGTTGTAGAGTAATGGGAAGGCAGTCAAGCCGGATATGGTATCAGAACAAAGACCACAAGGAGATGGTTACATGGGACGGGACTCGGTTCCAATACCACGATAAGGCATATATATGGGATGGGAATGCGTTTGTGCTGGTATGGGAAAAGTTGGACGGGGAAGTTTTTACCGTTTGCGAGTATATCACAACAAACAATTATTCAGCCGATACGACGAGCTCAGCGAGCGATACCACTTTAGGGCTTAATCGCACCAGCGCAAGTAGTCAGAGATGGGGAACGAATGAAGGAAGAGCGTTATATAAAATAGATCTTCTTAATAATTTCAATGAGACTAAGATCAGTTCGATTTCAGGGCTTGTTGAAAGTATTGGCGACAAAATGTTGATGTGGCAAATGAGCGGGCCTCCTCGTGGCAGATATATTGCTTATAGCTACATAGACATAAAGATGAATCACACATATACGGGAACGTTTAATTTGCCTACCGATATTTATACTTATAATTGGGAAGCTGAACTTGGACTGAACGACAACAAGATGTGCATGTATTTGGAATGTGCAAAAGGCAGTTCCATTCATTCTCCGACTGATTGTTTTGTTTTCTTTAGTGTGAATTCAAGTGGCGGAGCGGTAGATTGCTTTATCGATTCAAGTAATACTCCTGTGTATGGTGAGCCGGTAAAAAACAATCCCTACTTAATACTTCCAAACGTAGATCTACCTGCAAGCACAACAACGTTTAATTATTATGAAGTAACTCCGCTTCAAGTTGTTCATAGTTCTTCAGTAGATATTAGCGGATACAATATTTCTCGATTTGATAATTATTCAAATGGAGAGATGCAGAAGGCTCTCACAGGGGTAACAAGTGACGGTTATGTATTCTGGATGGACATGGCAACGACTCCTCCGGTTTTTCATAAGGTATTTAAGCCGACAAGTGCGGTGCAATACGTCACTATTAGACCGGACAGAAAACAATTTGCTTATGTCAGAGCTGGCGATATATATGTGTACGATATTAAAAAGAAAAAAGAAAAGAAGGTTCCATTACATATATCGCGTGCTGTTAATGGTATGCAGTGGGTGAGCAATACGGTTCTGGAATTACAGTTTGATCCGCCTGATTCATCTTACACATCGAGTCATTATGCGGACTATTACTATATTAAGTAAAGGAGTATAAAAATGGCATACACCAAAGCATTTACAAAACCATACGCAGCATGGCATGATCTTCCGACAAAAGACACGCCCGTCAATGCGGCTGCACTGGAAGAATATGACAGCACGTTTGCACATATAGAAGACTTCCTCGATGGCTCCACGGCAGTGAGCCCCACATCAAAGACCAGCGCTATGACGCAGGCTGTTGGTGTTGATAGTAATGGCGCACTGTGGACAGAACCGGGCGGTGGAGGAGGTGGCGGCGGGAGCACGTTTAGTAACCTCACCGTCGGCACAAGGGCAACAGGCTCGACCGTCGGCACATACAGTGTAGCAGAAGGATACTGGGCTACATCGAGCGGGGAAAACTCCCATGCTGAAGGAAGTGTTACAACAGCAAGCGGACACCAGAGCCACGCTGAAGGATCTAATACAACGGCAAGTGGTACAAACAGTCATGCCGAAGGTACTTATACAACCGCGAGCGGTAATGGTAGTCATGCCGAAGGAGCATACACGATAGCTGATGGGACCAATTCTCACGCAAGTGGGGATAGCACGACCGCGTATGGCAATAATCAGTTTGTTTGCGGGAAATATAACGCAAATGTTTACAGTGATTTGTTCGAAGTCGGAAATGGCACTAATGGAAATCCGTCAAATGCTTTTGCTGTGGACAGTAGCGGAAATATAGAGATGAAGGGCCATATCACAGCGGCAAACGCCACAACACTCTCAGACAGTGATTATGTATATGTATCGGTCTCCGGGGTGATAAAGAAAATCACGGTGGCAGACCTTAAGACAGTGCTGGGTATAACCTAAACCCCGCACAACTGAACATAACAACAAAGGCATCGGACTCATCCGGTGCTTTTTTGATACAAAGAAAAGGAGGAGCACAATGGGATATAAGACGTATTTTTGCAGTTCGGTCGAGTATTTTGCAGACGGGGGCGTGATAGTCGACCTCTCGACATCAGCTTTACCGGTTACATTCCCGACGCAGACGACTAACGACATGGAGAGAATCGAAGCGGGACATGAGATATTGCCGGATTCGACCGTCAGCATCGTGGATGATAGCGGCTTAACAATCTACATGCTGAACAGTAATCGGCAGTGGAAACAGATCTAAGGAGGTGCAGGCATGGCTTTTGATAAAAAGGTCTACGCGACCTCGAAAAAATACACAGACGATAGTATAGAAGGAACCGCCGGAGTCATTGCCGGAAAGAACTGTACTATCGACAGCATCACGGACATAACGGGGGGCCATAGGATCACTTTTAAGTGGACGGCTGACAACGGCGATGTAAGGACAGCCACGATGGACGTGATGGATGGCGACAAGGGCGATACGGGGCTTGGCATAAAGGCCGTAGCCATTAACTCATCAAACCACCTTATCGTGACCTTTGACGATGATACCACAGACGATGCAGGGGAGCTGACAGATCTTAATACTTCTTTCGCACACATTACCGACATTGACCTTAACAATCTCCAGAACGGTCAGACATTGCAGTACAACGCGACTTCACAGACATGGCAGAATGTCAATCCGGGCAGTGTGTCGACGGATCTCGGAGACCTTAACGACGTTGACCTTAACAACCTCACAGACGGACAGATCATCGTATGGGACGCTACCGATTCCAAGTGGAAGAATGCCACCAATGACGTCACAGCTCTGGCGGGTAGGGTTACGGCCATTGAATCCGTTATCCCTTCCACAGCAACAACAAGTAATAAGGTAGCAACAGCTTCAGATATTCCTGACGTGAGCAACTTCATCACGAACACGGTCGACAACCTTGTGAACTACTACACAAAATCGCAGACCTATACACAGGCTGAAGTTGACGCCCTTATATCCGCGGTCGTTACTCTTGATATCGCAGTGGTAAATACACTTCCGACCGAGAATATAAGCACGACCACGATCTACCTTGTTCCGAGTGCAGATCCTCAGACACAGAATGTTAAGGATGAGTACATCAATACCACAGGTACATCGGCAGGCTGGGAGCTGATAGGCTCGACCGCGATAGATCTCACGGGATATGTGACGACTACAGCACTCACAACGGCCCTGGCTGATTATGTTCTGGCGACAGACCTTGCGACGACTCTTTCGGGGTATGTGCAGAAATCATCTACAGCCGGACTGCTGAAGAATGACGGAACAGTCGACACGGTTGCGAAGGCATCACAGGCAGATCTGACGGCGGTGCTCGATGGAGTGAGCATTGACAGCTTTGGCGATGTAGAAACCGCACTCACTGATAAGGTAGATAAGGTATCGGGTAAAGCTCTTTCTACTAATGATTACGATAACACAGCTAAAGGAAAGCTCGATGCACTGTCGAATATCCAGCAGATCGGCGCGGGCCTCACGCTTGACAATGAAACGCATGAACTGTCCGCGACGGGGATCTCTATCACGATAGATAACGAGATGAGCGCATCATCGACCAATCCGGTACAGAACAAGGTTATCACGGCTGCGCTTGGCAATAAGGTTGATACAGTGAGCGGTAAAGGCCTGTCGACCAATGACTACACGAACGCTGACAAGGACATCGTTGACGGTGTTACGACGGCGCTTTCGGGGAAGGTCGATAAAAACGGCACCGATTCCCTCATGACCGCAGACGAGCATACCAAGCTGTCGGGGATCGCGACGGGGGCGGAGGTTAATACCATCGAGAGCATATCCCTTAACGGTACGGCCATCACTCCCGATGCCAATAAAAACGTGGCCCTCACAGTTATCACAAAGGCGGTTAATGACCTCACGAACTACTATCTGAAGACCGAGACCTATACGAAGACCGAGGTTGATAGTCTCGTTGGCGCGATCTCGACGATCTCGTTCGAAGTCGTTTCATCGCTCCCGACGACAAATATACAGACAAATGTTATCTATCTTGTGCCTAAGAGCACGGCGCAGACGAGCAACATCAAAGACGAGTACATCAACCTGGATGGAACAAGCGCGGGTTGGGAGAAGATAGGCGACACCGAAATAGACTTGAGCGGGTACGTTACCACGACGGCACTCAATACCGCTCTGGCTGACTATACGACTACGACTGACCTCACGACACTGTTGGCGGGAAAGGCAGATGCGAGTACAGTAAGCGCGATCCTGGACGGGCAGAGCATAGATAGTTTTGCTGATGTAGAGACGGCGCTTGGTGGTAAGGCTGACAAGGTTGTATCGGCTGTTAACGGCAATTTCGCGGGACTCGATGCGAACGGAAACCTCACGGACAGCGGAAGTAAGGCGAGCGATTTTGTTGCTGCAAGTGCCGGAGAGGCTGGCGACACTGTTGTCACCTTTACTGATCCGCAGGCCGACGGAACCATCACGAGTGGTAGCGCTCTGAAGACGATAATCGGGCTAATAAAGTACAAGCTGGCGCATATCGTGAGCGGGCACACAATCGTTAATTCCTCCGGTACGTCACAGACAGCAAGAACAAAGCTGAAGTTCACGGGCAGTGCGACGGTAACGGACGACAGCGAGAACGACCAGACGATCGTGAACATCACAGGCGGTGGTAGTGGTGGACACACGATAGAGAATTCAAGCGGTACGGCAATGACCCAGCGTGCTGACTTGCAGTTTGTCGGGGCAACGGTTACGGACGATTCGACGAACAACAGGACGGTAGTTACTGCTACGGCGGCATCGGTCGGAGCTGTGGCGACGTCGAATATCGATACAACAGGAACGTATACCACAGACGACACAAAGGTAATATCTGCAAAGAATTTTGCCAATCTGAAAACTGCAACTTCGGCCAAAAGATACCAGATATTATACAACAGCGGATGGTCGCAGGTATCTGTAAGCGGAACGACATATTACAGATACACATTAACCTTGACGTATGCGACAGGCGGTGTCCCGAAGATAGACATAGCGGAGGGCAGTGCGGCGATACCGACAACAGCAGAGAAAGCGGCATGGGATTTAATCGAGTATTGCACAGTAGATGACAGCACATACAAGACGGTATATCTGTATGCAAAGACACAGCCTACAAGTAATTTCTATGTAAGGGTGTGGGGATGTGGAGGTGAACTATGAGTGAGAAGTTAGCGAGGGTGAAAGAGAGCGGAAGTGGTGAAGTTTTATATCCACAAAGCGGTGTATGGACTTCTTTAACTCCCGATACATCCAAGAAGAATAAAACAAATAGCTATAATATATTTATTCCAGTGGATAAATACAAACAACTTCATGTATGGGGAAATACAGGGAATTCAGCAAATTTCTTTGCCGCTGTTGGATATTACAAAGATGGAAGGGCAGCCGTAGATTTTAAGAATAATTTGTTTTGTAATACAAGCGGAAGTTTTAACAATACCTATGATTTATCTGTATATGATGACAATGCCGGTACAAGTCACTATACATACATAGTGGTTAGATTACAAGCATGGTCGGCTCAATTTACAGTAAATTATGAGTTTATAGCATGAAAGGAGCAATCCAATGTCAGAAAAGCTAATAATGAGTAAAAGTGGGGGGGGTACGGCAAGCCCCGAATACACTAAACATCTGTATCTTGGAAATATGACATATAATAGTACAGATGCTCAAGGAAGAAAAAGATACAGCGGAACATTTAACCTCACATCAGCAACCTTAAATCAATACAGGACAATGGCTATAAATATTTACAGTTCAAATAATTGGTACTGGGTGGTAATTGGTGATTGTAGTCTGCATTTTATAGACTATTGCATAAGTACATTGAATACAGGAAGATTTTATAATGCTACGATTTTGGATGGGTGCTATGGCGGTTTTGATACATATGTACCGAGCAAGAACAATAAGATTTATATAGACTATTTTCTTCCGAGTTTAACGGATCAAGCAAAAGTATATTTATTCGGATAAAAGGAGAAACCAAATGTCAGAGAAACTAATGTATAGAAAGCCCGAAAGTGGGGGGGTAGTGGAGGATATACAACTCATACTTTGATAAAGTCAAATCAAGCATATAATTCAGCCTCTCATGCGTATGATATTGATGTGTCGGGTTTTGACTTTACTGCTCATAAGGCAATAGCTTTGAAAGGATCTACAAGATGGTTTATACCAGCTTTTGATTTGGAGTTAATTTCATATATCCATAAAACCTTTGGAAAAGGTAAGAGCATAGCTGTGGGAGTTACAGATGTGGTAACTTGGGCGAAAGATACAGAAATTGCTCTTGTAGAAACAGCGTTTACAGAAACCGTAGATGTATATGTTTTCGATTAACAGATAAAATAACTATTTCAGTAGATAAAAATTTAATATTGGAACTCAATATATAAGGAGGAACAAAAATAATGAGTAAATTATTTGTAACCCAAGTTGCAGACGAAACTATGACAGTTGTGGCAGAAACAAGCAACGAAAAGACTGCAAGGGTATCGTATCACAATACTTGCAAGAACCTTTGGAACGATGCCAACACGGACACCGCTATTGTAGAGATCGTTGACGAAGGACTTAACACATGGGGCGGCTACCATGAAGATATTAACAAGTTGAGCGATTATCCCGCTTATGACGAGGAAATCGAATACTCAAAGGGTGCGATAGTCAACTACGAAAGCAAGGACTATGAATACATCAATGACGAGGCATCACAAGGCAATCTTCCGACAGATACGGACTATTGGCAGGAATTCATACCGAGTGGCAAGCTGTTCGTTATGGCGGTATCAAACAATAGTCTTATTAAAAAGGACATAACAGAATGGGATAGGAGCAAAACAGGCGTTAAAGGTGCTATGGTTGACTTCCATACAAAGTGCGCTACATACTGGAACGCAGATGATGTTATCACAGCTAATGTGAAGATACTTAACGAAGCACTTGACGGATATAAGAGTGAGTTTATATTCCATGCAGTAGAAGAGTAGGTAGCACTGTAATGTGGGACGCAATAGCAAAGATCCTCACTAACTCAAATGCCTTCCTTGTGCTTGTATTTCTGGTAATCTTCACGGTCATTATCATTGGCTTGGCTCACACCGGATTGCTGGAAATACACACAAAGGCATTTCGCATGGGAGCTGACGACAGGGAACGGGAGATAATCAGACAGCAAGTCGAGTGGATGAGTCTTCACCTGGAAGAAATGGAAAATACGATGCCAAAACCCAACGGCTACAAAGAATGGCGCGGCAAGTATATTGTCGAGCGTATTTTCGATGAATACATCGACTGGATAGTTCTTAACCACCTGTCCCGATCATCGTCCTACATCGAGATAAAGCAGGACAAGATAGTGGCGCTGGTTAAAAAGCTCACGGTCCTTGATTACTTTCACACGGACGAGTTTGAGGAATTCCTTCGGGAGGACACCAAGAAAAGCATAATAAAGCTGATACAGATAAGGGAGGCGTACAAATGAAGTGGAAAGAAATACCGTCCCTCACAAAGTACGTGGTATTGTCAATAGCTCTGCTGCTGATTTATTCGGTGGCAGAGTTTATTTTTGCAGTAACCACAGGCCAGAGCCATGACACGCTCACAACGTGCTTTTATGCATGTTTCGGCGGGGAGATACTGTCGTGCGCTCTGATAAAGATATTTAAGCTAAAAGGAGGGAATAACAATGCAAGTGGATGAGCTCACCATGATGGTGCTTAAGATCGTCATATCTGTATGCGCCGCACTTATTACGGCCTATGTAGTGCCGTATATCAACACGTTAAAAGAGGATACGAGGTACAGCACAGTGCTTAATATGATAGGGCTTGCGGTCAGAGCCGCAGAACAGACGATAACGGCACCCGGACAGGGGTCACTGAAGAAGGCCACCGTTATTGCCTTTATGACAAAATGGCTGGGTGGCAAGGGGATAGTTGTATCTGACGATGACCTGTCGGAGCTGATAGAGGCGGCGGTGTATCAGATGAAGAAGGAGGAATGATATGGCGGCTACAAAAGCGCAACAGCAGGCTTTTTTGAACATGATTGTGCCCATAGCGCAGCGACAGGCCAAAAAGCACAATAACCAGATATACGCATCGGTGTGTATCGGACAGGCATGCCAGGAAAGCGGATGGGGCACGTCGGCCAAGATGGTAAATGCCAATGCCCTGTTTGGGGTTAAGGTCGGCAGTGCGGCTTATAAGTTCGGGACCGCATGGAAGGGAGCCGCATATAAGACGGGCACGACAGAATATTATGACGGTGTAAATCCGAGCCATATCGTGGACTTCTTCCGCAAATACGACACGGTTGAGGATTCGGTAGAAGATTACATGGACATGCTCTGCAGTTGTAAGAGGTATAAGCCTGCATGTAACGCAGCTTCACCCGCCGAGTGTATCAAGGCCATAGCAGCGGGTGGATATGCCACAGGCCCGCAGTATGCTCAGCATGTGCTTAATATCATTAACACGCACAATCTGACACAGTACGACACGGGAACATACACACCCACGACACAGACCTCGACAGGCTATCAGATCGGCAAGGTCTACACGCTTCAGTCGGATCTGTATGTGAGACAGACCCCAAGTGGCGAAAAGCTGAAATTCGACAGCCTCACGGAAGACGGAAAGAAGAACGGATTCTTCGACGAAGAGGGTGGCGCGGTGCTGAAAAAGGGCACTAAGGTGACGTGCAAGGCTGTGTCCGGTAACTGGATGCAGATCCCGTCCGGGTGGGTGTGCATCAGGAACAGCAAAGGCACGTATATAATTTAGGTTACTGTCAATCTTTGTACCCCCTTCTATAGCGCATTCCGTACTTAACTGTACGGGGTGCGCTGAATAGATCGGGCTGACATAGAGGTAAAGTTCATATTTTTATATCTCCTTATTTCGGGGCGGCGGAGTAGAATCTGCTGCCCTTTTTTTTTCCGAATTTCATCTTGCATTTCATCTTGCATTTATTTGTAGCTCTATCCACAAACCGCATAAACAGGGCATTTCTGTTTTGCATTTTTTGACACAAAACAGGGTCTATTTTGTGTGAAAACCCACGAAACACGCATGGTTGAGCCATTTTTTCCTTTGTATTCGAATCCCTCTTCCCCTGCTCCTGCCAACCGCATGGTTGACGCATTTCTAAAAAGTCATCTTGCATTTCATCTTGCATATATTATGAGGTGAAAATCTTCTGCATGTGATCCGCCATTTTGTCGGCATAATAATCAGACATAGATTTGATGTTGTTCTGGTAGACGGATTTCATGACAGGAGCATTCCCAGCACGGGACCAGCCACCCATATCAGCAGTGTAAATGTCGGGAATATTAAGAACGGCAGCGGTTGAGGCAAAATAATGCCTTAAATCGTGGAATTTGATCGATAGACCTAATTTGTCCCGGAGCTTTATGAATCGCTTGCAGATAGTGTTCGGGTACACAGGGACAATTCTGCCGGTACCTTCTCCGATCAGCTCCAACAAGTAACCAGGAACCTTGACGATCCGGTCACTGTCTTCTGTCTTTGGCACATCCTTAATGATCCATTGATTGTTTTTATTCATGACCATATCCTTTGATATGTGGATGGTGTCTCCGTCAATGTCATCATAAGTCAGAGCGCAGATCTCTCCGACACGCAGACCAAGGCATCCAAAAGCAATGGCCTTCTTCAGATTGCCTGTTGCCTGCTCATACAATGCCGCCACCGCTCCGTCAGATGGCGAGGACGGGCGTGTTTTCTTTTTAGCGGGCAAACTTACCCTAAAATATAAATCGGGGCAATATAGGGCAATAGAAGCGGTCAGAAGCCCATACACATTTTTGATGGTTTTGGGTGACAGCCCTTTGATGGACAGATCAGAAATAAAGGTCTGAACCTCTTCCGAGGACAAGGATCTGATCTTCTTGCTGCCGATCCTGTCAAAATGCTTGCTGGTGTTGGTGTAGCCTCTGATGGTTGCCGGGGATAGAACAGCCTCTTTTGCGTTGATATATCCATCAACAGCCTGCTTCACTGTCAGATCTGTATATGTAAGCCGCTTTTTGTTGGCCTTATACTCCGCCGCCTTCAATTCCACTTGTGCCTTTGTTGGAGCAGTAAACGAGACATATTTTCTTTTTCCGCCTTCGGTATGGGAATATACCATCACGTTCCACATACCGGAGGGGAGCTTTTTAGCTTTCGCCATCAGAATCACCACCTTTCATTTTTGTTGCGTATGCCAACATTCTACGAACCATCTTTTTATCGTCATCAGAGGCAACACGGTATTCGAAAACAAGCTCCTGTTCATCATCTGACAGGTCTAACTGGTGGTGGCCACCTCCGAGTTCAAATTCTTCTTGAGCGGGAAATGATCCAAATTCATCCCATCCCATAATATATGCGGGAGTGCAAAAAGTGAGGTCGGCGATTAACTCAATGATGTTTGATGGAATGTTTGTAACAATATCATGTTCATATTTGTATAATGTTTGCTTTGAGATCCCTATTATTGTTGCAAGCTCTGTTTGAGAAAAGTGTGCTTTTTCTCTTGCTTTCCGTATTCTTTGTCCTTTTGTCATGATTTATCTCCTTTCATCCTGTTTTATCTTATTATACAACTAAAAAGTTACAAAACAAGAAAAAAATATCTTGACAAGCTACTAAAGTGTGCTATTATGATAGAGTAACTTCACAAGTTACAGACAAAAAACGAAAGGAGGACACAAGATATGGTAGATGTGAACCGACTAAAGGGGATCATCGTTCAGAATGGAAAGACTCAGGAAGAAGTCGCAAAGAACATCGGGATCACTCCAAAAACATTCTATGCCAAAATGAAAAAGGGAATTTTTGGATCTGATGAAATCGAAAAAATGATCGACATTCTGAACATCGAAGATCCCACACCTATTTTTTTTGCCAAGTGAGTAACTTGACAAGATACCGAGAGGAGGAACATGAACGAATTACAGATTTTTAACAATGAGGAGTTTGGACAGGTAAGAGTCATTGAGGTAAATGGCGAGCCGTATTTTGTCGGGAAGGATGTTGCGACAATCTTAGGCTACAAAGACACTTCTGACGCAATGAAAAGACACGTTGATGATGAGGATAAGCTGACTCGGTGTTTTACCGACTCAGGCCAAAGCCGTGAAATGTATGTTATCAATGAATCCGGTCTGTACAGTCTGATTCTGTCAAGTCATCTGCCAAAGGCGAAAGAATTTAAGCACTGGGTAACGTCCGAGGTCCTTCCGTCAATCAGGAAAACAGGATCATATCACATGCCGCAGACATACGCTGAAGCACTTAGAGCACTTGCGGATAAGGCAGAAGAGGCGGAGCGTCTGGCGATTGAAAACAACAAAATGAAACCAAAAGCAGACTTTTTTGACGCAGTAGCAGACAGTAAAGACGCTATCGAGATCGGACAGGTTGCCAAAGTCTTAAACCTTCCCGGAATCGGTCGAAATAAGCTGTTCGGGATCTTAAGGGCCAAAGGGGTTCTGATGAATGACAACATCCCGTATCAGAAGTACATCGACAAGGGTTACTTCAGAACTATTGAGCAGAAGTACACCATGCCGGACGGAGAGACAAGGATCAGCATCAAAACGCTTGCGTATCAGAAGGGCGTGGACGCAATTAGAAAACTACTTATAAAGATAGCTTGATTTAATTCTGCGCCTGGGCTTTAACTTAAGACTTATCGGAAGGAGAACACATGAACGAAACGGAATTCCTTGAATACGTAGCAAAGCGACTCGAAGAACAAAAGGCCTACAACGACAGGCAGGACAGGATAAGAGAGCAAAAAGACAGACTGGCAGGGATTGAAATGGGGATTGCAAGTGTCGCTCTGATAATACTGGTTATCGCAACAATCCTATTATTCCTACAATGAGCGCGGCGATGGAAACGAGCAGCGTTAACAGACTGATAAAAAAGGTGGCGATATCTCGCTTGTTTTGTTTTGATTGCGCAGCATCATTCGCCCGTTGCCTTAGGTTCTGCTCCTCAAGAAGTGTGGAGATATAAAACTGAAGATCATCTTTGTTATTCATAGCAACGATTATAACACAGGCAAAAAAAGGGA